CTCCCGTATCTCCAGTTATACCTTGATTCCCTGTTTGACCTTGTATACCTTCCGTTCCTTGTACACCTTGAGTTCCATTAGTTCCTTGGGTTCCTGTTTGACCTTGTATACCTTCCGTTCCTTGTATACCTTCCGTTCCTTGTATACCTTCCGTTCCTTGTACACCTTGAGTTCCATTAGTTCCTTGGGTTCCTGTTTGACCTTGTATACCTTGTTCACCTTGAATACCCTGTGCACCAATTACTCCTTGTGTTCCAACTATACCTTGTATACCCTCTATTCCTTGTATTCCAATTATACCTTGTGTTCCTTGTAATCCAATTTCACCCTGAACACCATTTGTTCCTTGTATACCCTGTGCTCCGGTTGTTCCTTGTGCACCATTTGTTCCTTGGGTTCCAGTTATTCCCTGCGTACCAGTAGAACCTTGTAATGCTAAATCCGTTCTATATCTTATATTACCATTATTATCGGCAACTAATATTTTATTTTCAGTAGTTCCTATGGTTGCGGCAACGGTTGGTAGTTGAACTGCTCCCAATACATTAAAACTTCCTGTAAATTGATGAATATCATTTATATCATCACCAAATTTTGTTGAACCTGATGAAAATGCTGCAGATGCTGTCACATATGTAACATGAAATTCATTTGCAGTTATTGTTCCAGTCACATTTATAGAACCTGTTATTGATTGGTTTCCTATAAATACATTTGAACCTTTGGTAGCTATATCAATTTCTTGTGAACCATTTCCTACAACCAATGTTTGTTTATCGGTATTAAACTCCAATTGACCTTGTGTTGTTACTGGACTTGTTGTACTATTTAATATTAATGTTGCCATCTAATGCTTTTATGTTTATTATAAATATCAATTATATTCCAAAATCTAAATCTACTATTTCCGCAACTGCACAAGCTAAAAATAATTCCGCAAATGAACGAGCTGGGATGTTATTTCCATCTACATCATTTAGTTGGGCAGTTGATATATCTACTACTAAATTTGTTAATCCACTACCATCACCTACAAATGAAGTTGCAGTTACACTTCCCGTTACCTCTACCGAACCCGTAAAACTATGTATATCATCCGATGTGTTACCAAATTTAGAACTACCACTTTCGAAAAGAATAGATGATGATATTACACTAATATTAAATTGTCTTGCATTGATTGCTCCCAATACTGTCAAATCGGAAGTAATACCCAATGAACCACTAATAACACTAATACCATGATTAACGGTCAATGTATCATTTACTTGCAACGAACCAAATGAACCAGTTAAGGTTGCTCTTATTGAACCTGTAATATTTTGTGCTCCACTAAATTCGTTTGAATATTTTGTTGCTAATGAACTTGTATATGCATCAATAGATGCCGTATATAAGTTTAGTGGATTTAATATTGAAATTATCTGAGATGAACCCGAAACAACACCATTAGTTGCTTCTATACTACCTATTACTTTTCCGAATGAACCTGTTCCTAATAATGTGATTGAACCGGTTGTTACTGCATTTGTTGTTACAATCCCTTCAATGGACTCAACAGAACCTGACTTTTTAAAGAATATTTTACCATCATAGGTATTAATAGCTATCTCACCCAATGCAAGAGAGCCTGTATCTGGTACTTTTCCTGATAACGCAGAACGTTTCAGTTGGACTGTTGATGCCATATTTATGGACTGCTTTTTTAAAGGTTATATAACAACAAGGTAGTATATACTACAAACATAAATATAGTATAAAAACAAAAACCCCTACAATGAGGGGTTTCTTATTATAATTTTATTAATTTTTAAATTTCACCTGCATCTGGACCAAATGATGCTGAAAGTTCTAATTGATATAATCTACCATGAACCGAACCACTAAATGCTAATACATCACCGATTCCATATAATGAACCACTAAATCCTTGTGCAGTTGTAATAGTTGCGATTGTTACATCATTATATCTAAAATCAATTGCATTTTCAGTAGTTGCTACTTTATAAAGAGAACCACTACCTTGAATATATCCAATTGTTCCCGCAAATGGTTCCGAATTGAAATCGAAATCATCTGGTCTCATCGAAGCGGTTACACCTGTGATTTGTCCACCATAACCAACGAATGAAGATGCCGATACTATTGATGCACTCACTGCACCTGTCAAACTAATTGAACCTGTTACCTTCGCACCGGCTACAACAATCTCTACTACTTCATCAGTCGAACCAGATTTGTGTAAAAACGCTTTACCATCATAGGTATTCAATGCTATCTCACCTACCTGTAACGATGCTGTTGTAGGAACTGAACCTGCTACGCCTGAACGTTTCAGTAAAATTGATGATGTTGGATTATTTGCCATATATTTCTATTTATTCTTTATTTTTTTATTAATACGTTCCTCCGTCTATTAATGAAATTCTCGTTTCGATTGATGCACTGAATGTTGAGAATCCAGTTGTTGCAGTTATATCTGTTTGTGCCGAACCACTAAATACTCCTACTGAATCCAATTTGGTTTGAATAGTGGTATTGATTGAAGATGTAAATGAATTTAAACTTCCAGATGATATTTCTAACAATCCGATTTTAACATCTTGTGCGTATTGTGATGCTGAGAATGAAGAACTTAATGCTAATTGCGATGCTGCACTTGCACTAAATGAAGTTGCTACCGATGAACTAAAGTCTCCAGTTACACTTGCAACACTTGCAGATAATGCTACTATTGAAGCGTTACTTGCTGAGAATGAAGTTGCTACACTTGCAGAGAAATCACCAGTTACACTTGCAACACTTGCACTCAATGCTGATACAGAAGCTGCACTTGCACTAAAATTAGTTGCGATTGAAGAACTAAATGTTGAATATCCAGTTGTATCAGAAATTGTAATTTGAGATGAACCTGAAACTACTGAATCTCCACCCGCTAATAATACTTTAGATTCTGCACCTTTAACACCTGCTTTCCAGTAGTCATTTGTTGAATCCCAAAGTAATGAACCAGTTTCAGTATTAGGGTTAGTTACATCTTTAACATATAATCCACCATTTGCTGCTCCACTACCATTTAATTCGATAATGTTATCACCAATTTGAACCGTTGTAGAGTCAACAATAGTTTGTGTTCCAGTAACGGTGAAGTCACCATTGATAGTTACATTTGAACCACTAACTGAAATTGCTGTCTTTAATGAAGAACTATATGCGTTTAATTCTGCTATTGATACTTTAGCACTTCCACTTGCAGTTTCTAATTGTGATAATCTACTTGCTGCAGATTCTGTGAAAGAGTTCAAGTTTGAAACCGAAGTATTTAAACTTGCAGTTGTTGTATTTAAATTACTTACTGAAGTATTTAAACTTGCAGTTGTAGAATTTATATTTGAAATAGAAATATCAACTGAAGCTGATTTACTTTGTAATTCACCTAAACTCACAATAGTTGAAGAACTAAATGTGTTTAGAGAACTAATTGAAGTATTTACACTTGCAGAAGTTGTTTCTAAATTAGATAATCTTGCTAATGCAGATGCAGTGAATGAATTTTGATTACTATTTGCAATTGCTGCTGCACTTGCTGAAGAAATCAATGAACCAGTTACTACTCCAACTTCCGTTAATCTTGTTTCTACTGAACCTGTGTAAGTTGCTAATGTAGAGTTTTGAGTTAATTGAGAACCACTAAATGTGTTTAAGTTACTGATTGAAGTATCTTGTGCATCATTTGTTGTTTTAGCTGCTGATGCTGAAGAAATCAAACTTCCACTAACTACACCAATTTCTGTAAATCTTTCATTTGCAGATGCAGTGAATGCGTTTAATGCAGTTGTAGATGTGTTTGAAGAAGTGTAAGAGTTTAAAGCTGCTATTGAAACACTTGCTGCACTTGCTGAAGAAATTAACGAACCTGTTATAGTTGCTAAATCACTATTTTGAGTTAGTTGAGAACTACTGAAAGAATTTAAATTACTTACTGAAGTATTTAAACTTGCAGTTGTAGAATTTAAATTACTTATTGAAACATCCTGTGCATCATTTGTAGTTTTAGCCGATGATGCTGAACTAATCAATGAACCGGTAATAGTTGCTAATGCCGTATTTTGTGTTAATTGAGAACTACTAAATGAATTTAATGAAGATACCGAAGTATTTACACTTGCACTAAATGTATTTAAGTTATCAATTGAAACTTGTTGAGATGCCGATGAACTATTTAATGCTGCTACTGAAGTATTTACACTTGCACTAAATGTGTTTAAGTTAGATATTGAAGTGTTTGCAGATGCACTAAATGTGTTTAAGTTTGCGTTTGCAATTGCTGCTGCACTTGCTGAACTTATTAAACTACCAGAAACTACACCAATTTCAGTTAAGCGTGTATCTACTGAACCTGTGTAAGTTGCTAAAGTTGAAAACTTACCATCAACAGATTGAGTAAATAAGTTTTGATTTGCGTTTGCAATTGCTGCTGCACTTGCTGAACTTATTAATGAACCACTTACTACTCCAATTTCAGTCAATCTTGTATCAACTGAACCTGTATAAGATGCTAAATTAGTATTTTGAGTTAATTGAGAAGATGTGAAAGAGTTTACATTTGCAGATGATGTTTCTAATGCAGATACTCTTGAACCAATTGAACCACCACTACCCAATGAACCTTCTATTACATCTAATCTACTATCAACTGATGTAGAGAATACTGTTGCGTTTCCTAAACCAGCTATTGTAGAAGAACTAATTTCACCAGTTACATCTAAACCACCATCTAATGTTATTTTACCGGTAGTTTGAGTCATTATTGAATCACCGATGTGGTCTTCACCAACCGCAACTGTGATTTTACCAGATGTTAGTGTTACTTCATCACCTAAAGAACCTGAGTTTTTAGGGCCTGATATTAATATAGCCGAATTATATCCTTCTGTTGAACCCGATGGGTGTTGATATAACCAATGATTATTAAATGAATCCCAAAGTAATGAACCACTTGCTCCTGCTCCTGAACCACTATCTGCTACTGAAATTCCACCAAATCTAACTGCTGGTGTAGCTGTGTTTAATACGATTGTATTTTGACCGATATCTAAAGCCGATGCAGTTACATTAAATAGTGATGATGAACCATAAACAACTAAGTCATTTGTGATATACATTGAACCTGTGATAACTTGGTTACCATAGAATATATTTGAACCAGTTGTTGCGTATGAACCCGTTAAGTTTGATAAACCACTAATTTTTGTATCTTGTGCAGATTGTTGACCTGCTACAACTACAAATGATGCTGAAACAGATTGTGATAATGCTGTTTGAGATGCTGCACTTGCACTAAATGAAGTTGCAACCGAAGAACTAAAGTCTCCCGTTACACTTGCTACACTTGCACTCAATGCTGCTACACTTGCTGCACTTGCACTAAAGTCAGTTGCAACACTTTGTGAGAATGATTGAGTGAATGAGTTTAAGTTAGAAATACTTACAGATGCTGCTGAAGCTGAAGAAATTAAACTTCCACTTACAACACCAATTTCGGTAAATCTTGTATTTGCAGAAGAACTGAATGAGTTTAAATTATCAATTGATACTTGTTGTGATGCAGATGATAAGTTTAAATTTGCAATACTTACCGATGCTGCACTTGCTGATGAAATTAAACTTCCACTTACAACACCAATTTCCGTTAATCTTGTATCAACTGAACCTGTATAAGTTGCTAAAGTTGAAAATTTACCATCAACAGATTGTGTAAAAGAATTTACATTTGCAGAAGAAGTTTCCAAAGAAGAAACTCTACTTGCTAAAGCACCACCACTACCGATTGAACTTTCTATTGAATCCAATCTACTATCAACGGATGCAGAGAATAATTGAATGTTACCTTCTAAGTTAATTGCATCGTTTCCACCTTCTCCTAATAAATATAAAGTAGAACTACCACTTGCGTAGTAAGGAACACCTTTTAATAATCCGTTGTAAGTTCCAGCTGGAAATACATTAGGTGCATTATTACCTACTAAAAATCTATTTACGGCTTGAACTGAACCACTTTCTACTGCTGCAAATAAAATACCACCACCATTTGATGAGGTTATGTTTGATGAACCGGATACGATTATCAATTCACCTTTCTGGAATGATGAGGTTGCCGCTGAAAGGGCTTCTAAACTACCACGTCTGTGTTTGATGATTTGTGCCATATTGTAATGTTATTCTCTTAATTAAGGTTATTCGGATATAAATATGATTTTTCTTATGAAATCCGTTTTTTGTTTTTATTTTTTTTTTAAATTATATTAAAATTCACCCATATCTACCATATTTGAGTTAGCCTGATTATTTGTTGATGGGTCTGGAGGTGGTGGAACAGATGCCGTTGCTGTGTTTCCATCTAAGTAAAGTTGTGCAGGAACGGTTGCATCGTTGTCTCCAAATCCTCCATCTGTTAATCCAGTTGCTCCTACAATTGCCAATGCACCACTTACAATCAATGAGTAAGAATCGGAATCTATCGGTGCAATTGTAATACCCTTCAATGTTGCACCTGTCAATTGTGCAGAAGAACTGATTACACCCTCTACATTCATCTTATTAAGTATTGTATCATCTATTGAACTACTAAATGCTGCAAATGCTGCATCACTACTACTAATAGATGTATGTATTGAAGAACTGATTGATATAATATTTGCTTCACTTGCACTAAATGAAGTTGCTACTGAAGAACTTAAGTTTGTTATTGTTGTAGAAATTGCTCCACTTAATGCAGTTTGTCCTGCTTCCGATGCACTCAATGATGTAAATACAGAAGAACTTAAATTGTTTATAGTTGTCGAAATTGCTCCACTTAATGCAGTTTGTCCTGCTTCCGATGCACTCAATGAAGTTGCAACTGAAGAACTTAAGTTTGTTATTGTTGTATCGAATGATGAACTTAAGTTGTTTATAGTTGTCGAAATTGCACCACTTAATTCCAATTGACCAGCTTCTGATGCACTCAATGAAGTTGCAACTGAACTACTTAAATTATTAATTGTAGTATTCATTGAAGAACTGATTGAGTAAATAGTTGCGTAAGAAGAGCTGAATTGAGATGCAACTGATGCACTAAAGTCACCAGTGGTTGCCTGAACTGATGAACTTAATAATCCAATTAGATATAAACTTTGGCTATCGGTTACTGCTAATGAAGAACTTAATGTATTCAATGATGCAGTTGTAACATATGTTGATGATAAGATTGAAACCGATTGAGATATAGATGCACTTATGATAGATGCTTCCAAATCAGAACTCATTGTCATATCCAATTGAACTACAAATCCATCATAGTTAGATGCGGATACTAAATTAACTTGTGCAGATGATGAGAATAACCCAGCTCCATCTATGATTTCAAAAACAGCACCACTAAAGTCCGAACCTACTTGTGCGGATGTTTCTAATGCTGAACCACTCTCTATTTGTTTTAATCTTATTAAACTTGCCATTATCTATATAAATATCGTTAATGTAATCTTTCTATTGAAACTAAATTGTTATTAAAAGAAGCACCGATTTGTATTATAATACGATAAGCTCTACTATTTGTAGTATCGGTTATAATATAATTTGCAAAATCACCTGTGGCTGTAAATCCCCAACCAAATAGTGAAGTAGATGCGGATGTTGTTATTGATGCAGTACCTGATGACCCACCAACACCGACACCACTTCCTGCATAATTACCAGCCATATTAATCGCGATTGTTCCTGAAACAGTAGCAAGACTTAAACCACGTTGTCCACTTGTTGTGACTGTGGCTTTAATATTATCTAATGTTACAAATGTTCCTGCGTTTACTATTCCACTTGCTTTATATGTTATTTCATTATTATTTCCAGTAATAGGTTTACTCAAATCAATATAAACACCATTGGCATTAGCACTACCTTCAAAAATTCTCAATCTATTTTGCCACACATCAACCGTTACGCGATTTTGTAATGTAGTATTTGTTGTAGGAACACCAAATTGAATTTCACCACCTTCATCTCCACCAACAGTTTCAAACCTAGTTATACCATTGAATGTGTTATTACCGGTAAATGTATTATTTGCGGATAATAAATCCGTTGAACCACTTACAACCCCTACAAATTTAGCTTGAAACCAAGACCTTGATTGGTATTGGTCTCTTTGTAGTGCTGCACCACCAACATTTATAATGTTTATATAATCAGTTGAACCATTTAAATAAACAGTTTTTGATATATCTTGAGCTACTGCATTAAAAGAACCGGCAGCTGCAACAATACTACCATTTTTCTTAATTGCCATACTTGCTTCACCATTTCTATAAACATCATAAGCGGCATTAATTTCCCAATAACCTGCTTTTTGTGGTGTAAAGGTATAAGTTGAAGTATTAAACCAATTACTTGGCACATTTTCAGTAGCACTTACAACACTATATCTACAAGGGTCTTCGGTAAAACCACCTGGTAAAGTGTAAGTTACATTAGCGTATGCTTCTATGAAATAAGTTAGATTACTACCACTTGATACCGTTATTGAATTTATTCTCGTATCAAAAGATGCACTATCTGCGTTATATGATGATGTAGTTACTAAATTAGCGGATGAAGATATGATACCTCTACCTGTCGTTTCGTAAGAACCACTAACAAATCCAAATGCAGTTATTTGTGCAGAACCACTAATAGTTCCTAATGGAGTTGCTCCCACACTTCCACTAATTACATATCTTATATCGTATGATGATGTTAATTGAGATGAAGAACTTATTGCTCCACTCAATGATGTCAAATATGATGATGTTGCTGAATTTAAATTTGAAATAGATGTTACTAAACTTGCAGTTGAAACCGATGCAGTAAATGTATTTAAGTTTGTAATTGAAGTTTGTAATGAACCTGTTTCACTTTCAGTAATCCAACTTCCACTTACATTTTCGATTACGTTTAATCTATCTACTAATGATGATGTAGATTGTGATGCGGTAAATGTATTTAAGTTTTCAATTGATGTTACTAAACTTGCAGTTGAAATACTTGCAGTAAATGTATTCAATGAACTTAAATCCGTAGATTGAGAAACTATACCTTGTGGAATATTTGTAAGAGACATATACGAAATACTACCACTTAAAATACCACTCCCTTTTAATTCATATGAAGAAGTTGCGTTGTTAATATTTGTTATAGATGTTACTAAACTTGCAGTTGAAACCGAAGCAGTAAAAATATTTAAATTTGAAATAGATGTTACTAAACTTCCTGTTGAAATACTTGCAGTATAAGAATTGAAAGATGATGTTGATAATTTACCATCCAAAGTTCCACTCAATGCAGTCGTTACTAAATCCGTTGCAAATGCACTATCCAATGAAGAGGTCAATTGATTTATTGAAATCTTATATGTAGTGCTGCCCGATATACCAACTACAAAAGTTGTGTCTAATGTTGCCGGAGTTAATGCCGGTAATTCTGATATTTTTTTAGTTTGTCTTAATGCCATTTTTTATAATATTATTTCTTCATCACCTTCTGTTGATAATGCTATATCGGTTTCCGTTCCAATTGGTATATCTTTTAGTTTACCTATAACATAAATATCGTTTATTGTTACATTATCAAAATCTATGTATTCATCATTTAAAGTTATAACCACATTATTTCCAACTTCTTTAATTGTGTAATCTCCTGGAATATGCAAACCATATACCAACACTTCAAAATTATCAGGTGATGCACCTTCGGTTCCGTAATCTAATGTAACATTGTATATTGTAAGTGTATTTGTATTATTATCAAACACATCAACATTTCTTTGGACATATCTTGCACTATGTTCTAATATCTCTTGATAGAAATCCGATATAATGGTTTTGTTATTTACTAATTTAATTGGATTAGGGTTTGAACGAGTATTTGAATTGAATTTATTTGTAGTTGGTAATTCTATATTTTGTAAACTACCTGTTAAATCCGAATTGACAAGATTTTCTGCATTCACTTTTGGAGGAATGATTCTATTTAACTTTCTTGCATTTGAATTAAACTGTCTAAGCATATTTTTCTATATCACCTTTAATTTCAATAAAATCTTGTGAATCTAATTGATACTCAAATCTATTTTTAATAAATTTAACTAACAGACCACTACTTCCTTGCTCAACTATATAATCGGTTGCACTTATATTTTGTGTGTTAATATAAATTCTTAATCTATCTTGCTCCGTTCTATATTCTATTTCTCTAAGTATATCCACAAATTTCCAACCTGTTGCTTCCCAAATCGAATATGTTGAATCTGATAAATTTTTTGGAGTCAAAATTGCATTACCAGGTTTTCTAAACATTTTTTGAGTTATGTCTAATAAACTTCTTTTCATTATAAATCAATAAATTTACCTGTTATGGTAATTTCATCATCACCATCTACTACAAACGGCATTGATGAAAAATCTATTACCAATGAATTTGAAGTAACATTATTGATTGTAAAGTGTGTAGTAAAATAATATCTTACACCATTCACATAAACTTTTATATCATAAGAATCACCGCTATATGTAAATCCTGCAGTAACTACCGAACTTAATGTAGATGGTGTTTTTATACATTTTATGTTATTAATTGTAAGTAAATTTGCACCGGTAGTTGATAAACTATTATTCAAAGATAAAAAATCAATCAAATCTTTGTTATCATAATATGGTGATGGTGTTGTCAATAATCCTTCTAATCTACCACTACCACTTGTAACATCCACTTCGGTTGATATAACCAATCTTTTTGTAGACATTGATTTTCTTGTAGTGGATTCTCCATCAAACTTTTCAGGCAATAAATAAGCCTTAACATTTAATGAAAATTCTACTCTATTAATTCTTTCAGTTCCTTCACCAACTTCATTTATAACATTAAATTCACTAACTGATGTTCTAAATTTAAATTTTTCTTTATCTCCCCAATATGATGATGCAAAATTAAGTTGTTCAATTACTTCATTTAATTGTTCTGTGTAAGATGTCCAACACATACAATCGTAATTAACCTCCACATAATCAGGCATTGCAATTCTAAAAATTTCTTGCTTTGGTTTAACACCACTACCCAATGCTGTAAATCTATCGTATCTGTTATCTTTTGACCATTTTGTTATTGCAGGATAAGAAAGATGTCTATTTGGCATTTGCATCGTTTCATCTTTTGTAATAGATGTTCTTCTTAACATCATCAAAGGTAATTGTATTTTACCTTTACTATCTCTATAAACACCCTGTCTGCGAGAACCATTCCATCTTTCCGAATTACCATATATTACTGGAATTTTTACTGCTACACCTTTACTATCTTTTAGTGTTGGAAGAACCGTATCCTCCAAATAAGACATCATAGCATAATCAATATCAAAAAGAGTGATACTTTTTTTAAGGTCACTATTTGTTGATTTTATTTGATTTGCTCTATTAAGGTCGGGTCTTAATGGGTTTACTGACATTTATAATTAGTTTATTCTTTCTTCAATATTAAGATTAGATTTGGATACCATAAATGTAGAACAAATGATACTCCAATTTCTTTTTTCATCTACACTATTTGGTAATCCTCCAACATATTGTATTTCAGTTGTATTATCTATTTCATAATAAGAATCATCAAAATAAATAATATCTCCAATTTCAGGATATGTTTTTCTTTCTTCACATAATAATCTATCAAATCTAAATTCTATATTTTGATTTGTTTCCGAACCAAATCCTTCATATGTTGCAGTTTGTCCTTCTTTATTAATCAATACAAATAATTCAACTCCAGTATGCCAAGTTTTATTCATAGCTTCTCCGTAAATATTAACTTTTGTTTCATTTAAATTAATTTTATATAAAATACAAGTATTTTCAACCACAGTATCTACTAACTCTCTGGCAACATTTCTTAAAAATTGTATATCTCTACCTACTAAAAATTTTGGCATATTATCCTACATATAATTTTAAAGGAACTTTTCTTAACATTTCTTGCTGATGGTCTGCTTCATGTGCTTTATTTTCCATCACATTTTTTCTACTCATCTCTTCCAAATTTTCTCTCAATTGTTGAATAAGTGCATCCTTTTCAACCTGTGCTTCTGCTCTTAATGCAGCACCATCTAAAGAAACCTCACCATCTGGAATTGGAACTGAGTTATATTTTTCTCTAATTGCTCCTAATAATTCTTTTGCCAATGCTAACGTATATTTTCTAATCCATTGTTTACCAACTTCATTTATTTTTGAATATTGGATAAAATTATAAGGTATATCGGAGTAATCAGAAAGTGAATCAGATTGAATAGTTTGAGAATCATGTTCAAACTCATCTCTATTGATATATTCAAAATATACTTTTTTTACAGTATTTGGTGTTGGAACAGGAAATATTTCTAATTTATTATCAACTATATTAAATGAATGTGCTGATTTACGAATGTGGTCATTAAATTCAATTTGTTGCATTCTTAATACATCTTCATATAAAGGCATCATTAAGAATTGTGCAGCTGGTGAAAAGTTACCAAATCCTAATTCACTTATCAAATTTAATGTTCCCTGTGCACCTACTGAGTATGGGTCAAAAAAACGAGTAATTGCAGGAACTGCTTCGTGATAAACTCTTGTTACATCAATTGTAGAACTTCCGCTGAATATGTTTGTAAATGATTGAGAAGTTTCTAAATCAATTGCAGAAGACATTATATTATATCTTTGAACCGATTGTGTTAGTTCTAAATATGCTTTTTTAATTGGTGTATTTCCACCCACTCCTGCAAGCGTTCCGTATTGTTGAGACATACGAATTGTAGTTGGTAAAAATGAACCATCCACAAGTGTTTGTGAATAATTATCTCTACCACCAAATGCACCTGGTTTTTTCTGGCCTCTTAAAATATCAATATTATTTCTAATATTAAATTGATTAATCTGTGCAGAATATTCTGAAACAGATTCTTCAAAACATGCCCAAATTTGTTGATTTTCTAATTCAACATTTACAATAGGGTGTCCTAATCTTTTTGCTACCCAAACTGATGTTTTTGGTGCATCTTCTCTAAAATCAGTATCATTATCGTATATTCCAAATGGAGTCGCTTCAGCTGATGCTGATGCTGATAAAAATGAAATTGGATAATTTGAACTTGACCAGTAAGTATTTATAGACATATCTAAAATTTATAGTTTTACTACTATAAATATAGAAATAAAAAAAGATAAGTTATCCTATTTGAGTTAATGTTGCAATGACCGATGGTGTAGCTGGTATTTGTCCCAAACCAGCATCATAGTGTAATAATCCATCCGTACTATCACAAGACCATTTTATTTCCAGATAATCGTTTGCATTCATATGACATAAGAAATTCCAAGAAGCAGGTTGCTTACCTAAATGTGCCGATTGTGCTCTTGCTACATCGACATGTGTATTTGTATTTGGAATAGAATTTCCGTTTTTTGAAAACCAAATATAAAATACAATATTTGTATTTGCCGTATTTTCTAATTGTGCACTAAATTGTAAATTATAAACACCTGCATTTTCAACTTTAATTTGTGAACCACTTACAATTGAAACACCCTCACTTAAATCGGTTGTGTTTAATTTCATTGATTGAATTGAACCCGATGAGCCACTTTGAGAAGTCATATCATAAAACTGACCATAGTTATATTGTTTGTGTCCATTGTAATATAATGAACCACTAATTTGTAAACTACCTGTAATTGTTTGTGTTCCTATTAAATTATTTGAACCAGTAGTCGCTAATACACCAGCGGACATCCATCCTAACAAACCATCCTCTTGCTTCATTGCAATTTCATCGGTAGATTCCAATGTATACACTTTTGTATATTCTTTTGCAGTTTCTTGCCTATGATATTGT